GAATTTAGAGAAAAACTATATCTACACATTAGAGAATACTCGATGGATGGTGATACCGGTCAATGGTATCCTACAAAATCTGGTTTTTCTATTCCTGCAGATGAAGTTAGTTCTTTGATACCCCTACTTGAAGATGCAAGCGATGCTGTAGCTCAACGCTATGTTTGGAGCACGCAATTAGAATTAGAACTGGAGTAAAAGATGAGTATAAAAGCTTGGAATGATGAACAAGAAGCTGAATTGATTAAGTTATATAATGAAGATAACCAAAAAGACGTTTATGAATTAGCTTCTCACTTCTCAAAAGGTTATAGAAGTGTTATAAGTAAGTTAGTTCAATTGAAGATTTACGAAAAACCTATTATTGAAGAAGAAGATAGATCTCAAACTGTAAAGGTAATGCTTCGTGAGCTAGAAGAAATATTAGAAATAGAAGTTGAAGGTGTTAATCTCAATAAAAAAGAAAATCTTCAAAAACTTCTTAACGCTATTAAACAAAAGGTAGAATAATGGCTGGAAAAAAGAACCGTCTTAACAAAGTATGGATGATACCTGAAGGTGAGAAGCGAGATTCAGCTTCTTATCACTTTGTTCATGCTAAAACACTATCACAACTACGTAATGCACAAAAGTTGCGTATGCGTAAGTATCACCCCAAACTTCGTCAGCATGTTTGGTTTATTGAAAGTAAAATGCCACCACACTCAAAGTAGGAGATAGAATGTCTGATTACGAAAGCTATGAACAATTTCTTGATAGAAAAGCTAAAGAAGAACAAAAACAAATGGCAGATGAAGCTGAAGAACGTGAATGGAAACGTATGGAGCAATTAATGAAACAAAAACAAAAAATTAAAGAATCATTATCTCACCACGATATAGTAAAACCTAGTAAAATATACGAGTCTCCAGACGGGGGTAAAACTATATATGCTAGAGATTTTGGTAAAACTAAAAGAGAACGTGTATATAAATCTCCAGAAGAGCAGAAAATAAATGACTATACGGACACAACTGACATGGTTAACCACCCACCTCACTATAATAAAGGAATTGAAACTACTACTTATATTGATTCTTGGGATATGGGTTTTTCACAAGGCAATGTAATTAAATATGTTACTCGATATAATCTTAAACATGATGCACAAGAAAAACAGCTTGAAGATCTTAAAAAAGCTCGCTGGTATCTTGATGATTTAATTAAAATGGTAGAAAACTCGTAGTACTGCAAGTTTTCTATTGATTCTTCCTATTTTTCTCTGATATATTCTATCTATGAATTACAAAGAACTAAAACAACTTATCCAAAAACATAATTATGAATATTATGATTTATCAGCTCCATCTATTACTGATGCAGAGTATGATCAGTTATATGATACTTTTGAAGCTATAGAAAAAGCTCAAGGGTGGCGTGATTATGACTCACCTACCTTTCACGTAGGTGGGGCAGCTGGTAAAGTATCACATCCTTACAAACTATACTCTCTTCGTAAAATTTATGAAGGAGAAGAAGAGGTTGAATCTTGGATGGAGGTTAGGCTTCCCAAAATTGATGGTTCTAATCTTACCCTTGTATATCGTAGAGGTAAACTTAAACTTGCGATAACTCGTGGTAATGGCGAACAAGGAGAAGACGTTACTCATCTTGCTGAATGGATTAAGAGCGTACCACACCGTATAGATACAGAGTTTGACGAAGTTGTTGTTAATGGTGAGTGTGTAACTGATAATGAAGTTGAAAACTTTAGAAACTATGTCTCAGGTGCATTAGGCTTAAAATCTGCACATGAGTTCAAAGACAGAAATATTAACTTTATTGCTCATGACTGGTTAGGCGTAGAAATGGACTACAAACCGCGCATGACAATTCTACATAATATGGGATTCTTTACAGTTTTACAGGATCGCGCTTGGGAATACCCACAAGATGGTATTGTGTATCGTGCTAACTCTTATGAAAAGTCAAAGCAGTTAGGATATACTTCTAAATACCCACGCTTCGCTGTAGCTCTTAAACAAAGAATGACAGAAATTGCTGTTACAACTCTTCAAGACGTTTTGTGGGTAATAGGTCGTACAGGTACTGTAAATCCAACAGGAGTTGTTTCTCCTGTAGTGCTCGATGATGCTACTATCTCTCGTGTAACTCTTCATAATGTAGGTATTATTGAAGAACACAATTTAGGGTTAGGCGATTTAATTCAGATTGAACGTGCGGGAGGGGTTATACCAAAGTTTATTGGTGTAGTTCAACACTCTGAGCATGGCATAAAGATTACAAAAAGTCACGCAGAACAGACTATTGGGCAGCAAACAAAGCGAGAGGGTCCTAGACTGCTGGTGGCAGATAAGAATAATATAAACACATCAAAAGTTTTAGAGCATTTTATTAAAACGATTGATATAAAAGGATTAGGACCTGCTTCTGTTAAGAAAATGGGACTAACACACCCAGTTGATATCTTTGATGATCAAAACTGGGATAAACTTGGCGCCAATGGTGCTAAAGTCAAGGCTGAGATTGAGAGAACCAAAACTAAACCTTATGATATTGTTCTTGCTTCCCTTGGCATTCCTGGAGTTGGGCGTACTGCTTCTAAACTAATAATTAGCAAGATTCCAGCATTCAGAAATCTAAGAGACATTGAAACTACAGAAATAAAAGGTATTGGACCGTCAACTGTTGAATCAGTTTTATCTTGGTTAGACGAAAATGAAGAGTGGGTTACAACATTACCTCTTCAACTTGAACAGAATGTCACAGTTGAAGAAACAGTCGGAACATCTGCTCGTAAGATATGTATTACAGGTAAGCTAGACATGACAAGAGGTGATTTAGCAGATCGTCTCGAAGCTAAAGGCTTTAAAGTATCATCTACAGTTACAAAAGATTGTTATGCTCTTATTACAGGAGGAGATACATCTTCTTCTAAATATAAGCGTGCTGTAACTCTAGGTGTTACAATTATTGACTACTGGTCAAGCCAAAAAGAAGTGTTAAGCGGCGATTTTTAATAAAAAGAAAAACAACCAACTTAGCAAAAGCTGTCACATTTCAGTTGCTTCTTATAAAGTTTTTCTGTAATATCTCTATATAAAGTCAAGAGATTAAGAAAACTCTTGAAAATTCAACAAAACTTAAAGTTCGAGGGGAACATACTATGTCAAAGTTTGAATATACTGATGAAATGGTTACACGCATGCACGACGTTGCAGGATCAGGTGTAACTGAAGATATTATCGAGTCACTTATGGGTGAGTTCGATTTTCCACGTCGCTCTGTCACAGCAAAATTGCGTAAGCTGGGCTACGACGTACCAAAGAAGCCAGGTGCAGCTCCTGTCTTCTCAGCTGAAGAAACTGATGCTCTTGCATCGTTCTTAACTGCTAATTCTGGCAACATGACTGCCGAAGAGATTGCTGAATCTTTCATGGATGGACAGTTCACAGCACGCCAGATTAATGGTAAAGCACTTTCACTGGAAATGACATCACACGTCAAGCCAGCTGAAAAGAAGGTAACTCCACGTACCTATTCTGAGGAAGAAGAAGCTAAGATCACCTCCATGGTCGAAGGCGGTTCTTTCCTAGAAGAAGTTGCAGATGCGATGGGTCGTTCTGTTAACTCAATTCGTGGTAAACTCTTGTCAATGGGTCTTAAGGCTCCTCAGCGCGACAAGAAAGATGTTAAGTCTGACCCATACGAGGGTATCGAAGATATGCTCGATCAGACAGTCGAAGAAATCGCAACTTCATTCGACAAAACAGTTCGTGGTGTAAAAACAGTACTGACACGTCGTGGTCTGAGCTGTGCAGACTACACACCCAAAGCTGCTGGTGAGTAATCACTAATCTTAACTTTCTGATTGTTAAGGAGGGATGGTGGTGACACCATCCCTTATTTATATGACCCCTATTATTCTTGAAGATTTATCTGATGAAACTTTAGATACAATCTTATCACTTCATCCTAAAGATAGAGCCACTTATTATGAAAAGATGGCTAAAAACTACTATCCAAATATTGAGCCTGAAACAGACGAGTTTAACGGACTTATAGAAGCCTATAACTCATCTTTCTATGTAGAAAAATTATATAGAACTAATAAGTTTTTTAACGAAAAGTTTACAGTAGTTTATACTGAGACAGGGCTTGTCCGAAACGCCATCTGTGATTTGTTCTTTGCAGATGATGACCTCATTACCCATTAATTGACATCTTGCTAATTGCTCTCAGTTATGTTATTATTACTAATAATAACAGGAGATATTTATGGCTGAAATTACTGAAGCAAAAATTCGTCAAGCTATCTGGATGATAAAAGCAAAAAAGACTAAGAAGTCTGTTTGTGAACATTTAGGTATTGCTTACAATACTAAACGTCTTGATCAAATCATTAATGATTTTTATGATAAAGAAGAGCGCGAAGCTGAACTAAAGAAAAAAGCTCGTACAAAAATATTCAATAAAACAGAGAAACAAGCTATTGCAGATGACTACCTTGCCGGGGAGTCACAGTCTGCTATTGCAAAACGTAACTATATTTCTGCACAAAGAGTAAAAAACATTCTAATGGAAATGAATGTACCTATTCGAGCACGTGGAAAAGGTAAAGCTGCTAAAGTAGACCATGTAATTCAAGATCTTGAAGTACGGTTTACTAAAGGAGATAAAGTATTCCTAGCTCAAGAAAACTGCTTTGCAGATGTACGTGAAGTATATGATGAAGACTACTTAGAAGA